GTGCTGTCAAGTAATCAACGTCAGTTGCTTGTTGATTAAATTCTAGTGAAGAAAGTGCAACTGGATAAATGTCTGAAAATCTTACCTCTACAGTAGGATTGTTTTTACTTGATGTGATTGTAAGAGTTGCATCACCAAACAAACCAGCCATTGCTCTGTCGTTTCCAGATGTTGGAAAAACGCCTGATTGTCTTTCTCTAAAAGATGAGAATTGGTCTCTTGATTGAGGAAAACCAATACCTACTAACCATTGATGAAGTTCTATATAGTTTTCTAATTTTTCATCAACAATAAATTGTATTTCAAGATTTTCAAAAGTAAGATTTGTACCTTGTACTGGTAATTCTTTGAAAGGTGTTGGAATAATAACATCACCAAGATTGACGCCAGGCAACACTACATTAGTTGTAAAAAACTCAACCTTTGGAAGTTTTGTTATTGTAAATTTAAATTTACTTGGGTCGGCATAATCAAGCTCAGTTGGTTGCCTCGATAACATATCGGTGTTGACCATTAAGTCTCTCCATAATTACTTTACGTTCTTGGTCTGTAAGTATTGTCCAATCTCTTATTTCGTCTTGAGTTCTTCCACAACCTACACACTCCATGTGTGTTACTTTGTTCACTAAAGTGCATATTTTAACACAAGGAGTTTCCATAGTACTATTTATGGCAATAAAAAAGGGGGGCCAGATGACCCCCCTCTAGTTACCAACAATTCGTTTCTTATTACATTAAGTTAGCAACTTGTACTCTTCTGTAGTAAGTGTTGTCGTTTGCACCAGCGATGATGTCAGTTGCATCACTTGTTGCGAATGGGTTTTGAGCCACACCGTAACGAGTTTTGAAACCGATTTTCGGCTGGAAGGTATTCTCACCTACTGCACGAACCATCTGAAGCGGAACGTATGGGCAGTAGAAGATACCAGCGTCATAAGGTGAAGTACCCTTATAACCTACAACGTAGTATTGCTTTGCAGCGTTATTAGCGGCATATGGGTCAATGTACACTCTGTAACGACCATTCAACACACCAGCAAAAGTATTACCAGTATCGTCTACTTGAAGGTTGTTATTAAGTGCCGGAGCGTAATCAAGTACACCAGCCATCTGAAGTGCAGATGCAACATCAGAAGAAGTGATGATTAAGTTACCCTTACCTCTACGAGTTTCTTGAGCGATTACATTCGCATCTCTTTCGATTTGGAACATAAGACCCTTGAACTTCTCAACAGACCAACGACCATTGGAATCTGTATCTAAGTCAAAGATACCAGCAGTAGTCGTGTTGATTGAAGCACCTTTCTTAGCAGATACATAGATTGTTCTAATGACTTCTCTATTGATTTCTGCAAGAATTTCAGCAGAAAGAATATTTGACAATTCTGTTTCTGCGTCAAGACCGTGAATTGCTTTAAGGTCTTGGGCAAGTTCCATAGTGTACTCAGCTTTAAGAGCTCTGGACTTTGCAGTCACAGTGGACTTCTCAATGCTGAATGCCATCTCTGCGAAAGAGTTTGCACTTGCATCACCTAATGCTTCTGCCTCGGCAGTAGTCATACCACCACCAGTAGTTGAACCGTAGTCTGCACCACCAGTAATGTATGTGCCAGGAGAGGCATCATTAAGAACAGCAGGGTTAGTGCCGGTCATTGCAGTTGAATTTAAGTCGCCAGCGGCGTCATCATTTGAGAAACCAGAATCTGGCTCGTTGAATAATGCCTCTGTACCACCTTGAGTAGAGAACCTTGACTTCATTGCGAAGATAAGACCAGTCGGCCCAGTCATTGGCTGAACAGACGCAACATCATATGCAATCAAGTTAGGCATTGCTCTTCTAACTAAAGAAATGAGAATTGGGTCATATGCTTGCATATTAGAACCACCAAAACCAGAGTTGGTTGGAGCGGCTTCTGATAAGAACGCATTGTCCTCTTTCATTGCTTTTTCTTGGTTTTCTAAGATAATTGAAGTAACGGCTTTTTTATAGTTGTCCTTAATCTCAGGCAAATCTGGATGAGCGAGGACTGGCTGCCACTTCTCTTGTAAGTTTTCTGAATTATACATTTGTATCCCCTTAATTAACTTTACATTTATTTATCATATTTTATTTCTTGACATTATTAAAAGGTTGTGCATCTTGCACATTTGCGTAAGGTGCTTGCCTCTTAATAGCGGACATATATGCAGCCATAGCTCCGCTTACATCAATTTCTTTTGTTTCCTCTTGACCTTCCTCTTCAGTTAGGTTTTGTGGAACAGATTTCGGAAAATAGTTTTCCTTTAAGGTGTTGAGTTTTTCCTCATAAGTTTCTGCGTCAGTAAACTCAACGTCTTCAACTAGACTTGCAAACTTTTCAGTTTGGGTTTCTGCCAAGTCTTGTGAAACTTTTGCAATCACTTGTTCTTTGACCAAATTGTTTTCAACCTTGTTCTTTTCAGTAAGTTTACCGATAGTTTCGTTTAACTTAGTTTCTAACTCTTCAATCTTAGTTGCTTGTGATTCTAAGATATCATACTTATCTTCTGGAACATCAATGTAATGCTCTTCAAAGAGTGTCTTCAGACCAGTAATAAAGTCTTCTGCAATCTCTCCCTTAAGGCCTCTTTCAATCGCAAGTTCGTTTTCTTTCATCCACTCTTGTACAACGTAGTCAAGATA